AGGTGGTGGTGGTGGTGCTTCATGGTCTTCCGCAGCTGGAGGATCTGGAGGATCTGGAGTAGTAATGCTTAGATACGCAAATACAAAAACAATTACCGTAAGCGCAGGATTAACAGCAACAACCACTACAGTTGGCACAGATAAAGTAACTACTTTTACAGCCGGCACAGGAACAATAACATTTAGTTAATTATGGCAATAACAAAAATAGAGGTACCAGAATTATTTGATTTCGGTTCTGACAATTCAGCATTTAAATTACCTACAGGTACAACTGCAGAAAGGCCAACGTCTCCATCTAATGGAGAAATGCGTTTTAATACCACTACAGGTTATGTAGAATATTACGATACAACTGATGCACAGTGGTGGGAAATAGATTATGCTCCTGACCCACTTGTGCCTAGTGAAAACTTTAATACTGTTTTATATACAGGTGGAAGTCAACAAACAGTCTCTTTGTCTTTTGAACCTGATTTTATATGGTTAAAGTCAAGAGGTGGGAATTATGGACATATGTTGTTTAATTCGGTAAGCGGTATTGATTTACCAAATGATTATTATATGCAATCAAACACCACGGCTGCTCAAGTAACATCAACCAATAGATTTACATTAAATGGTACTTCAATGACTATACCTGTAGGGTCTAATGTTATTAATTCAAGTGCAGGTTCGCCTTATGTTATGTGGTACTGGAAAGCAGGAGGTGCAGCAGTAAGCAATACAGATGGTACAATAACAAGTCAAGTGTCTGCTAATGTAGATGCAGGGTTTAGTATTGTTAGCTATACAGGAAATGCTACAAGCGGAGCAACTATTGGACACGGATTGAGTCAAGAAGTAGATTTAGTTATTGTTAAGAATACTAATTTATCAACTCAATCTTGGAACACATACGTAAAAGATGTTACTGATACAAATGCTAAATATTTAATGTTAAACAGCACCAATGCTATTAACAGCACTTCAAACCCAAGATTTATTGTAAATAATTTTTCAAGTACTGTTTTTTCTGTTGGTAATGATAATTCAACAAATGGAGTATCAGGTACTGATACATACATAGCCTACGCCTTCCATTCAGTAGATGGCTTTTCTAAGATAGGGTCTTATACAGGAACTGGAACAACATTACAAACAATAACCACTGGATTTGAACCTGCATTTATTATGTTTAAAAATACTGATGCAGGAAATGCTTGGACTATTATGGATAACAAAAGAAATCCAACAAATCCACGTAACCTTGGTTTATTTCCAAATTTAACTAACTCAGAATATACCTATCCAGGCACACCAAATGGGCTTTCTTTTACCTCAACTGGATTTACTTTAAATACGGGTCAAGCAGAGTTTAATCAAAACAATTTAGAATACATCTTTATGGCATTTGCCGCAGACCCAACATAATTAATAAACAAAAACAAATATGGCAACAAATTCTTCTAGAGATTTAAGACATTACGCCGGAGCGGCAGGTATATTTGCATTAGTTATTGCATTATTACTTTTTCTTTCCTTTTATCAAATACCAAAAGATAACAAAGATATATTTGTATCTATAGTAGGTATGATAGTAGGATCTTTGTCTGTAGTTATATATGCTATTATAGGTAGGAATCCAGATGAAGTAAATGCTTTAAAAAGTAAAAACGAATCATTACAGTCGCTTGCAGATCAAATGGAAAAAAGAAATGATCAGTTAGAAAAAATGATTATTGATATGCAAAGTGACATAATAGATAAATTAACAATACTAGGCGCAAGCGCTTTTGATACTGTTTATAACAAGACTAAACAATGTACTTGCGGAAATAATAGCTGCACTTGTAAAGGTGCTTAAATTTAAGTGATAATAAACTGTAAACCTTATAATTAATTAAAACCAAAACCAATGACACTTTTTTACCAGACTCATTCGTGGAATAGTCAACCACAAATTTCCGATGAAACCATAGATCTTTGGAGGCACATAGCCGATAAAGGTAACTGGCGAATCACCCAACTGCCAAACGGTTTTTATCAAACCGAATACCAAGACCCTAAGAAAGAAGGAACTTGGAACGACGTTACCCGTAGGGAAACACTAGAAGGAGCTGAATCAGCGATTGATGCTTCTGTTGCCCACTATTCTAAAAAAATAGAATTTATAAACGGTCCTAAAGTCGTTAAAACCTTTAAGTAACAATCAATTAAAATTAAATCAAATTAAATTAAATTATGTCAGATGCGATTGTCAAGAATCTTAGTTTCGGTTACGAAGCAAAGGATCAACTATTTGAAGGTATAAACAAACTCACGAAAGCCGTTAGTTCCACACTTGGTGCTAGCGGTAAACGTGTAATTTTAGAAGATGCTGGAGGTAAACCTGTTATAACAAAAGATGGGGTAACTGTAGCGGATTCAATAGTATTATTAGATCCAATAGAAAATATGGGTGCTACGCTTCTAAAGGAAGCTGCTAGGAAAACTGTGAAAGAAGCAGGTGATGGAACCACTACTGCTACAGTGCTAGCACACTCAATCTTAACGCAAGCTTATCCACAACTGGAAGAGCTTGGCGCTAGAGATTTAAAAAAGGGTATTGATAATGCTGTTAATAAAGTAATAGATTATCTAGAAAAAAACTCAATAAAAGTAACCGGTCAAATGATAGATCAAGTTGCGAGTATTTCTACAAATAATGATAAAGTATTAGGTGCTGTTATAGCTGAAGCATTTAGATCAGTTGACGAAACTGGTGTTGTAATGATGGAAGCTACAGAGCTATCTAAAACAACTTCTGAATTAGTAGAAGGAATACAATATAATAAGGGATTAACAAACTCTCACTTTGTTACTAAAGCAGAAACAAGAGTTGCTGAATTAGATAACCCTTTAGTTTTACTTATTGAATCACCAGTTGAGAATGTAAGAAAAATACAGAATATATTAGAGCATGCAATTAAAAGCAATAAATCATTACTTATTATTGCTGATTTAGATCCTAAAGTAATTTCTACTTTAGCTATGAATAAAATAAAAAATGTTGTAAAAGTAAACGTTATCAATGCACCTACTTATGGTGTTACTAAAAAAGATATGTTAACTGATTTAGCATTACTCACCGGAGCAACAATTATTAACGAGGATTTAGGCGATGATATGGATATGATACTTCCAGAATATTTAGGGACATGTCTTAAGTCTATAACTAACGACACCGAAACTATTCTTAAAGTTGAAAGTATTAGTGATGAAGTTAAAGAGATTGTTAAAACAATTAAAAAGGATTTAAACAAAAACAATACTGCTCCTGAGGTTATAAGACTAGAAAAAAGATTAGCTAGGTTATCTGCTAAGATTGCTACTGTAAAAGTAGGTGCAGATTCAAGTATAGAATTAAAAGAAAAAACTGATAGAGTAGAAGATGCTATCTGTGCTACTAAAGCCGCTATTAAAGAAGGTATTGTAGCGGGTGGCGGTGTAGCACTTTTAAACGCTGCTATGTTTATCAAACCTAAAGATAAAGCTGAAAGCATCCTTCTGGAAGCAATTAAAGCTCCCTATCACACTATCTTAGACAACGCTAACATTAGTGAAGCACACCCTGAAAAGAAAGGATGGGGACTAGATGTGATAACGGGTAAATCGGTTAAGATGGTTAAAGCCGGAATAATCGATCCTTTACTAGTAACAAAAGCGGCACTTAGAAATGCGGCATCTGTTGCAACAACTATTTTATCTACTGATTGTATAATTAATAATTTAAGAATTAATGAAGGCAATAGGTAGAAACTTAATTATAAGTAAAGAAAAACAAGGTACTTCAACTACTAAAGGTGGTTTATTAGTTTCTGAAAATCAACGAGAAGATTTAAGATACAATAAAGCAGAAGTAATATCAATAGGATCCGAAGTTGTAGGTATTAAAGAATCTGATAATATTTATTATGATGGTTCTGCAGGACACAATATAGAAATAGATAAAAATATTTATCAGGTTATAAAGCTTCAAGACGTTGTTATAGTTTTATGAGAAGATTAGAGGCAAAGGATTTAAAAGAAATGAACTTAATTAAACATTATCGAATAATACGACAATGGGCAGCTAAGAACAATAATTTAACCAGTGCAGATATAGAGCTTCTTATATATTTAGATTGTATAGATATATTTAGTAAAATAGATTTTAAGATGGGTGCTTATTCCTATAGCTGGGATAATAGAAGATGGAATAGATTATTACAAGAAGACTGGATTAAAGTCTGGCGTAAAAGAAATCATACCACTCAAAAATACCATCTATATAAAATGTCTTTTAAAGGCAAGCAGCTTATAAATAGAATATACAGAATAATGCTTGGTCAAGAAGATATACCAACCAGTGAAAGAAGAAATGTTATAATGCTAGGTAGAACATATACCGATACCGTATTAAAAACATCAATAAATAACGTAAACAAAGACAAACACAGATAACACACACAACATGAAAAAGCAATCACCAGCAGTATTAAAAGCAGCAGAAGGCGTAGTAGGTGCTAATGCTCTTTGGGATGGTCCATTAAATACAATGGGTTTTCCAACGGGAACAGGATCTAGCTCAGGGATCACAGGCATGGAACTTAAAAAAGACAAGCCTTTTTATAAAGCAGGTCCTATTACGCAACTTGCTAAAGGCTCTATGTAAGATATGGAAATAAATGATATTAAGCTTATAGCGCTAAATGGGGCTGTAGGCGTCGTAACTATGACAAACTTAGAAGTTTGGTTAAAAGTAATTCTATTAATTGTTACAATCGGTTATACGTTAAGCAAGTGGATTAAAATAAAAAAGTAATGGCTTATATACAAAACGACTCACCTTTTCAAAAAAAGAAAACGGCAGCATGGACTCGAAAAGAAGGAAAAGATCCTAAAGGAGGATTAAACAAAAAAGGGGTTGAATCTTACAGGAAAGAAAACCCTGGAAGTAAACTTCAAACTGCTGTAACAACAAAACCTTCTAAATTAAAGAAAGGTAGTAAGGCGGCTAAAAGACGTAAGTCATTTTGTGCAAGGATGAGTGGTGTAAAAGGACCAATGAAAAAGCCCAATGGAGAGCCAACTCGAAAAGCTTTAGCTTTAAAAAAATGGAACTGCTAATAAAACAATAACAATTACACAAACAAAAATATAGAAATTATGGGTTACAACAAATCAAGAAAAAAAATTGCGCAAGATTATTCAAGAAATGCAATAGCTGACAAAAAAAGTGGCGATAAAAAAGCAGCTGCTTATGAAGCTAGTCAAGCTGTAAAAGAATCTGCTGGAGAAGGACCGTCTATGATGGGTCAAGTTAGTAAAGGATCTATGGCTTCATTAAGAAAAGGTCATGCAGGTCAGTATACTGGAAATAATCCTAGTTGTTCAAAATCAGGTATAAATATGATGGGTCAACCTGTTATGAGACAAGCAGATTCAGTAATAGGGCAGGGGCCAATGGGACAAGCACAAGCTGATTTAGCTTATAACCCCGTAGATGATATTTCTGGGCAAGGTACTGAAGGTACAACTGCACCAATGGCAATGAAAGGTAATTCACCTTTTCAAAACGCGAGCAAGGGTTATGGCCAACAATTAGGTAAACCCTCTGTAGCAGCCATGTACGGTAAAAAAAAATAATAACAGATAGGACTGTATAAACCCTAGCAAACAAAAACAATCACAATTACAAACACAAACACAATGGCTAAATTTTTATCATTCAGTATCGTTAATTCTGGTGCTCCACTAACAGAAGGAGAAGTACTAGTAAACGTAGATCAAATCAGTAACATTAGTTACGTAGACGCAACAGGAGTATTAACTTTATCTTTAAGCAATTCAGCAACATCTGAAATTGACTTTCTAATTTCAACAGATTCTGCAGGAGGCGCTGGGATACCTGATTACACCTCAGGATCACCAATTGCATTTGTAAACAGAGCACTTACTGCTAATCCAGGTGGAGTTAAAGCATCCGTAAGCTTAGGAAAAGATCAAACCGGTGGTGTACCAACCCCAGGACAAGCTCCTTTGTATACTAACTTGCAACTTTACGCAAACACAGTTACTTATACTGCCTAATTACTAATTCATATGCCTCCTGTTTCGGCAGGGGGTATATAATTTTAATCATATGAAATCAACAGGACTAGGAGATACTATTGAAAAAATAACCACTGTAACAGGTGTAAAAACTGTTGTAGATTCAATTTCTAAAAGTTTAAAAAAACCTTGTGGTTGTCAAAAAAGAAAAGAAGCTTTAAATAAAAAATTCCCTTATGGCGTTTAAACTAAACACACCACCTTACAGTTGCGATAACACACCTATATATAGTGTAGACTTAGGAGGCATGGTTTTAGGTAAAGCTAATAATAACGGTTCTATATTAGTTGATATTAATGTAAACCCAAAAGATAAAGAAAAAGTTATAGATCACGAAATGGTTCATATAGATCAATTTAAAAGAGGTGATTTAGATTACGACGATAAAAACGTTTACTGGAAAGGTAAAACGTATTCAAGAAGCAAAATGCAAGAAGGGGCAAAAAATCTTCCTTGGGAAAAAGAAGCTTACGATAAAGCTTAATTATGTGGAAATTATTATTAGGCCTTTTAAAAGGTGGGGACAGTAGAAAATCTGTTGCGGGTAATTTAGCATGGGAAATTCGAGAAGCTATTAAGGGTAAAGAATTAGACCCTAATGAAATTATTGAATTACAAACTAAAATAAATGAAATCGAAGCTGGCCATAGAACAGTATTTGTTGCAGGTTGGCGTCCATTTATAGGATGGGTTTGCGGAGTTGCATTAGCTTACAATTTTGTTATAAGAGATTTATTTATTTGGATTACAAAAACAACTGACGCTCCTCCAGCATTACAAATGGAGCATTTAATGACTGTACTATTAGGTATGTTAGGCCTTGGAGGTTTACGTACTTTTGAAAAAATAAAAGACAAAACAAAATAATTTATAATCAATTAAATTTAATCAAAATGAAAGAAGTAAAAACAAAAGAAGTAAAAAACAAAGTAACAGAAGAACAACTTGCTAAAGTTAAAGAACAGCAAACATCAATGGCTAATCTTTTAAGAGACGTTGGATTTGTTGAAAACCAAAAGCATGTACTGTTACACGAATATGCTGGCATAAGCCAACAAATGGAAGAATATAAAAAGGAGTTAGAAAAAGAATACGGTGCAATTAGCATTGACTTGGAAACAGGTGAGTATACTGAAATCGAATCTTCTGAAGAAGTAAAACAATAAGATGTCTAGTATTATAAGGAAGATCAGTATTGGGTCTGAATATAAAAGCGATGCTATGCACTACTCTGTTGGGCAAGAGGTCTATGGGGGACATAAAATAGCTTATATCGTGTTGGACGAAACTGACCATTCTTATAATATATTTATTAAAAAAAATGATGAGGTGTTGCCATGGAAAAAGTTTAACTATAACATGCCGGTGTCCGTTGAATATAATTTAGAATATGAATAGCATATACGATTTTATTGTTGAACCAATAGGAGAAAGATATGATAATAATTTAAAAGTAAACGATAAAAATTTAATATTAAATTGTAATATAGAATCTTTTAAGTTTATAAATAAAAAAGCTAAAGTAATTTCAATACCCTTAGCATACAAAACACCTATTAAAGTAGGTGATGAAATAATAATACATCATAATATTTTTAGAAGATATTATGATATAAGAGGTAAAGAAAAAAACGGTAGTAAATATTTTAAAGATAATTTATATTTTTGTCAGATAGATCAAATTTATTTATATAGAACAGAAGGAAAGTGGAAGTCTTTTGGAGACAGATGCTTTGTTAAGCCTATTTTAAATAATGACTATTTAAAGCAAGAAAAAGAACAAGCCCTTATTGGTATATTAAAATACGACAATAGCTCTTTAAACGAGCTCGATATTAGCTCTGGTGACCTGGTAGGCTACACGCCTAATGGTGAATGGGAATTTATAATAGACAATGAGCGTTTATACTGTATGAAATCAAATGATATTGTTATTAAATATGAACACAAAGGAAACGAAGTTGAATATAATCCAGGCTGGGCAGTTAGCAGTTGAGGAGTTAATTAAAGTGGCTAAAGAAGCAATTGTAGATTCAGGTGATGACATATCTGCGGACAGACTTAAAAATGCTGCTGCAACTAAAAAATTAGCAATATTTGATGCATTTGAAATACTAAGCCGAATAGAGCAAGAAGAAAAAATGTTAGAAGATAATACAAAGCAAGCTAAAAAGTTTGGTGGTTTTGCTGAAAGCAGATCTAAATAATGTATCAACAAACGCTATATTCAATTGTAGATGATCACATAAGACCTAATACTTTAAAAAGGTTAAATAGATTAAAAAGCTTTAAGTACGGTTATAACAAAGAATATGATTTAGTAGTTATAAGTAAAAACGGTACAGTAGGTGCAATATATGATATACAAGGCTTTAGGATTGGGTTACCAATAATAAACAAAGCTTATAAAAGAAGCAATGTAAAAGCCGAACAATATTGGGAAAAATTTGAATACCCCAAAGCACTTAGTAAAATTAAAAGTGTTTTTGATTGGGATGCTTATCCAGACAATTTTAAAGAACAATGGTATAACTATATAGAGAATGAATTTAAAGCTAGAGAAGAAGGGTTTTCGTTCTATAATAATGGTACCCCTACTTACATTACTGGTTCTCACTACATGTACTTGCAGTGGACCAAGATTGATGTTGGGGCCGCAGAGTTCAGGGAATCTAACAGGCTATTCTACATTTTTTGGGAGGCCTGTAAGGCCGACAGTAGATGTTACGGTATATGCTACCTCAAGAATAGACGGTCTGGGTTTAGCTTCATGGCATCATCAGAGACTGTTAGCCAGGCAACAATATCAAGCGATGCTAGATTTGGAATTTTATCGAAGACGGGTGCTGATGCAAAAAAGATGTTTACCGACAAGGTTGTACCCATATCCACGAACTATCCGTTCTTCTTCAAGCCGGTACAGGACGGGATGGACAGGCCGAAGACAGAGCTTGCGTACAGGGTCCCGGCGTCGAAACTAACTAGACGAAAAATAGAATTAAACGAGCAGCTAAAAGATATTGAAGGATTAGACACTACTATTGACTGGAAGAACACAGGAGATAACAGTTATGACGGAGAAAAACTAAAGTTGCTAGTACATGATGAATCTGGTAAATGGGAAAGACCAGATAATATATTAAACAACTGGAGAGTAACTAAGACTACGCTAAGGCTAGGTAGCAGAATAGTAGGTAAGTGTATGATGGGATCAACATCAAATGCATTAGATAAAGGAGGAGAAAACTTTAAAAGATTATATGAAAATTCAAACGTTACTAAAAGAAACCGCAACGGACAGACTAGTTCAGGATTATATTCTTTGTTCATACCTATGGAATGGAACTACGAAGGATTCATTGATAAATTTGGAGTACCTATATTCGATACGCCAGAAAAACCAATAATTGGTATAGATAAAAGTGAAGTAGATATAGGTGTAATAGATTATTGGCAAAACGAAGTTGAAGGTTTAAAAACAGATCAAGACGCTTTAAATGAATTTTATAGACAGTTCCCAAGAACTATACAGCATGCATTTAGGGATGAAACAAAACAATCTTTATTTAATCTAACTAAAATTTACGAACAAATAGATTATAATGAAGACATTAAACACTCTAGCTTAATAACGCAAGGAAACTTTCAATGGTTAGGTGGTGTTAGAGATACAAAAGTAATGTTTGTACCAAATAATAAAGGTAGATTTTTTGTTTCCTGGGTTCCGGATAGCAATATGCAAAACAGAATGATTTTAAAGAATGGAGCTAAATATCCAGGCAATGAACACTGTGGCGCATTTGGATGTGATAGTTACGATATATCTGGTACAGTCGATGGTAGAGGTTCTAAAGGATCTTTACACGGATTAACTAAGTTTTCTATGGAAGATGTACCGCCTAATATGTTTTTTTTAGAATACGTTGCAAGACCTGATAATGCAGAAACCTTTTTTGAGGATGTATTAATGGCTTTAGTGTTCTATGGAATGCCTATCTTAGCAGAGAATAACAAACCTAGGCTATTATATTATTTAAAAAGAAGAGGTTATAGAGGCTATTCAATAAACAGACCAGACAAAACCTATAATAAATTATCTGTTACTGAAAGAGAAATTGGTGGTGTACCAAACTCCAGTGAAGATATGAAGCAAGCACACGCAGCCGCAATAGAAAGCTACATAGATTCTTATATTGGATTTAATAATGATACATATGGAGATATGTATTTTATAAGAACACTCAATGATTGGTCTAAATTTAATTTAAATAACAGAACAAAATTTGATGCATCAATTAGCTCAGGTTTAGCTATAATGGCATGTAATAAAAATAAGTATGCTCCCGTAGCTAAAAGGGTTTTAAAACCTATGAGTTTAGGAATAAAAAAATATAACAATGATGGCTTTACATCAAAAATAATTCAAAAATAAATGGTTTACACAAATTATAACAGTTCATTCCCAGATCAGGTAGTACCAGATTCAGTAAAGAATAGTTATGACTATGGGTTACAAGTGGCTCAAGCCATTGAAAACGAATGGTTCAGACAAGATATAGGCGGTGATAGATATTTACAGAATTTTCAAAACTATCATAGTTTAAGATTATATGCTAGAGGGGAACAACCCGTTTCAAAATATAAAGATGAATTATCTATTAATGGTGATTTGTCTTATTTAAATTTAGATTGGAAAATTGTACCCGTTATTCCAAAGTTTGTAGATATTGTAGTAAACGGAATGACAGATAAAGGATACAAAATAAAATCTTTTGCAACTGATCCTTTTGCTTTAAAAGAAAGAACTGATTATGCGGCGGGAATAATGGAAGATATGTATTCGCAATCTTTTGTTGAAAATATTAAGCAAAGCACAGGCGCAGACCTTTATAATACTTCTAATCCTGAAAATTTACCAAAGAGCAAAGAGGAATTAGATTTAGTAATGCAATTAAATTACAAACAATCTGTTGAAATTGCTGAAGAAGAATTAATAGAAAATGTTTTTAATGCTAATAAGTATAGTGAAGATCAAAGAAGAATTGCATATGATTTAACAGTGTTAGGAATTGGAGCTTCAAAAACAAGTTTTAACTTATCAGAAGGTGTTACAGTTGATTACGTAGATCCTGCAGCTATGGTTTATTCTTATACAGAAGACCCTAACTTTGAAGATTTATATTATGTTGGAGAAGTTAAAAACTTAAGCTTATCAGAAGTTAAAAGACAATTTCCAACTTTAACAGATAGTGAATTAGAAGAAATACAAAAATACAAAGGACCTTCCCAATATAGTAATTATGTAAGAAATTATGGAGGACAAGATGATAATAATCTTGTTTCTATATTATATTTTGAATATAAAACATATACCAATCAAGTTTTTAAAATTAAAAAAACTGATCAAGGTTTAGAAAAAACAATTGAAAAAGATGATTTATTTGACCCACCTAAAAACGACAACTTTGAAAGAGTATCTAGAAGTATAGAGGTTTTGTATTCAGGAGCTAAAGTTCTTGGAATGGGTAAAATTTTAGAATGGAAGTTTGCTGAAAATATGACTAGGCCTTATTCAGATACTACAAAAGTTAATATGAGCTATTCTATTTCAGCTCCTAGAATGTATAAGGGTAGAGTAGATTCTTTGGTTAATAGAGTAACTAGCTTTGCGGATATGATTCAGTTAACTCATTTAAAGCTACAGCAAGTGTTATCTCGTGTGGTTCCAGATGGGGTATATTTAGATATGGACGGGCTTGCGGAAGTTGACCTTGGCAATGGAACAAATTATAATCCAGCAGAAGCGTTAAACATGTATTTCCAAACAGGTAGCATTGTTGGAAGGTCTTTAACTCAAGATGGTGAATTAAATAGGGGTAAAGTTCCTATACAAGAATTACAATCCTCTAGTGGCCTTGCTAAAATACAATCTTTAATACAAACTTATCAGTATTATTTACAAATGATAAGAGATACGACTGGGTTAAATGAGGCTAGAGATGCTAGCACTCCTGATAAAAACGCTCTAGTTGGATTACAAAAAATGGCTGCAGCTAATTCAAATACAGCCACAAGGCACATATTAAAGTCTTTAATGTATATTACTATAAAAACCGCAGAAAATATAAGCTTAAGAGTAAATGACGCATTACAATTTCCTTTAACAAAAGAATCTTTATTAAATAGTATAAATAATTTTAATGTTGCAACTTTAGAAGAAATGGAAAAAGTAGCAATGCATGACTTTGGTATATTTTTAGAACTAGAGCCTGATGAAGAAGAAAAGCAACAATTAGAACAAAATATACAGGTTTCATTGCAGCAAGGCGGTATTGATTTGGAAGATGCAATTGATATAAGACAAATTAATAATTTAAAATTAGCTAATCAATTTTTAAAAGTAAAAAGAACTCAAAAGCAAAAACGAGATCAAGAAATACAACAAGCTAATATAGCGGCGCAGGGCGAGGCAAATGCTAAAGCTTCGGAAGCAGCGGCATTAGCGGAAGTTCAAAAACAGCAAGCATTAGCCCAAACAAAAATGCAATTAGAAAAAGCTAAATCCGATTATGAAATTCAAAGAATGGAACAGGAAGCTTTAATTAAAAAACAATTAATGGCTGAAGAGTTTAATTATCAAATGCAATTAGCTCAAATACAAGCTAGAGCAACTACACAAAAAGAACAAGAAATAGAAGACCGTAAAGATAAAAGAGTTAGAATTCAAGGAACTCAACAATCAGAGCTTATAGATCAACGTCAAAACGATTTATTACCCAAAGATTTTGAATCATCAGGAAATGATAATTTAGATGGGTTTGGCCTAGAACAATTTGGCCCAAGGTAATTTTTATTAATTAATTTTATTATATCATGTCAACAGAAGTAAAACAAGAAGGGGAATTCAAAATTAAAAAAAGAAAACCTGCTTTAAAAAATCTAGGTAAAGAATCTAGTGTAACAAAAGTAAACTTTATAGATCCAGCTGAAGCTGAAGAAGTAAAAAAAGAAAAAACAAATGCCATTCAAGAATCAAGCACAGAGGAAAGCGTGTTACGCACAGAACAACCCGAAGTGGGATTGCAAGAAGTGGGACAAGTATCCGAAGAAGTCATCGTTGCCAGTGAGGATGTTGAAGAAGAAATAGACTCACCTTTGCAACAAGTAACAGAAGAAGGAGTTGCTGAAAAAACAAATGAGCAAATAACTCAAGTTGAAAACATGCGTCAACCTGTTGCGGAAGAATTACCGGAAGGTATAGATAAGCTTATAAAGTTTATGAAAGAAACTGGCGGAGATGTTAATGATTATGCTAGATTAAATGCTGATTACAGTAATGTAGATAATACTACATTAATTAAAGAATATTATAAACAAACAAAACCACATTTAGATTCAGAAGATTTAGATCTTTTATTAGAAGATTTTGATTATGATGAGGAAATAGATGAGGATAGAGATATACGCAAAAAGAAACTTGCGTTTAAGGAAGAGGTTGCTAAAGCCAAAAACTTTTTGGAGGATACTAAGAGTAAATATTACGAGGAAATCAAGTTGAGACCTGGTATAACTCAAGAACAACAAAAAGCTACTGACTTTTTTAACCGATACCAAGAAGAAGAGCAAAGTAAAGAGCTTGTAAGGGATAATTTTCTTCAAAGTACTAATAATTATTTTTCTAATGAATTCAAAGGTTTTGATTTTAAATTAGGAAATAAAAGTTTTAAGTACGGAATTAAAGATCCTTCCGTGGTTGCTGACAAACAGAAAGATTTATCTGAATTCGTAGGGACGTTCCTTGACGAAAACGGTCAAATGAAAGATCCTGCCGGTTATCACAAAGCTATTTATGCTGCTAGAAATGCTGATACTATGGCAAATCATTTTTATGAGCAAGGTAAAACCGATGCTATTAAAGAACAGATTGCTAAATCTAAAAACATTACAACTGCGCCTAGACAAACGGCTACAGGTGAAATATCTTTTGGAGGAATGAAAGTAAAAGCTATTAGTGGATTAGACTCTTCAAAACTTAAAATTAAAACAACAAAATTTAACAATTAAAATTACAACACATGGCTAATGTAGTACCCTCGTTTGGGTCAATTAAACCGAGTCAACAACAACAGGCTCTTTCAACAAATTATTTAAACTTTACAGATCCTACTAACGCAGACTTTTCTTCTTTCGCTGCACAATATCTTCCTGAGATATATGAGCAAGAAGTAGAGCGTTATGGGAATAGAACACTTTCTGGATTCCTTCGTATGGTAGGAGCAGAAATGCCTATGACTTCAGATCAAGTTATTTGGTCAGAACAAAATAGATTACACGTTGCTTATGATGGCGTTACTAAAACTGCTGCCAATGACAACATTTTAACTTTTCCACTTGTAGCTACTGCAGGACCTACTTATGTAGATAATGTAATTTCTGTACAAGATACTCTTGTAGTAATGAATCCAACTAACGGACTAGAAGTAAAAGTTTTAGTTACAGCGAGTGCAGGTTCTAATGCTGCTGGTTCTGCTTTGGGTACAATTACTGTTGCTCCTTATAATGGTGCTACTGTAGCAACTACTTTAGGTGCTGCTGGTGCTGCTCTTGCAGGTCTTAAGATTTTTGTTTATGGCTCTGAATACAGAAAAGGAACTGGAGACACTAACATTACAAGCATTACTCCTTCATTCACTCAATTTAGTAATTCTCCTATTATTATTAAGGATAGATACGAAATTAACGGATCTGATATGGCTCAGATTGGATGGATTGAAGTAGCTACTGAAGATGGAACTTCTGGTTACCTATGGTATCTTAAAGCTGAATCTGAAACTCGTTTACGTTTTGAAGACTATCTTGAAATGGCAATGGTTGAAGGTGAGCAAACTCAAGCTGGTTCTGGAGTTGCAGGTCTTGCTGCTCAATACAATGGAACAGAAGGTCTTTTTGCTGCTATAACATCTAGAGGAAATGTTTTAAACAACTTTAGTGCTGCTGCTGGACTTACCGAATTTGATAGCATTCTTAAAAATCTTGATACTCAAGGAGCTATTGAAGAAAACATGCTTTTCTTAAACAGAAAAACTTCTTTAGATTTTGACGATATGCTTGCTAGCCTATCTGCTGGTGCTAATGGAGGAACTGCTTACGGATTGTTTGAAAACTCTGAAGAAATGGCTTTGAATCTTGGATTCTCAGGATTTAGAAGAGGTTCTTATGACTTTTACAAAACTGACTGGAAATACTTGAATGATGCATCAACTCGTGGTGGTGTAGCAGTATCTGGTATTGATGGTGCTCTTATTCCTGCAGGAACTTCTACTGTATATGATCAAATTTTAGGATCTAATATTCGTAGACCATTCCTACACGTACGCTACAGAGCTTCACAAACTGAAGACAGAAGAATGAAGTCTTGGATTACTGGATCAGCTGGTGGTGCTTACACTACTGACGTTGACTCTATGGTAGTTCACTTCTTATCTGAAAGATGTTTATGTGTACAAGGTGCTAACAATTTCGTATTGTTTACTGCATCATAGTTTACTGGGTAAAGATAAGGCGTCATGTATTTGGCGCCTTGCTTTATCTTTTTTTAATTATTTAATTTTATTATATCATGGCTAAAAAAGCTAACACAGCACAAAAAAATGTTGAGGTTGCACCTCAAGTAATACAAGAAACAATTGTTGAAAAACCAGTTGTTAAAACACCAGTAAAGCCCACAAAACCTAGCTGGGAAATTAAAGATAGAACTTATATTCTATTAGGTAATAAATCCCCAATAACATATACTATTCCTGCAAGACATAGTGGAAAATACCCACTTTTATGGTTTGATGAAAAAACTGGTGATCAAAAAGAATTAAGATATGCAACTAATCAAAACTCTGTATTTGTTGAAGAGCAAAAAGGAGAAGCAACATTAGGTCATATTACTTTTTATGATGGAACATTAGCTGTTTCTAAAGAAAAACAAAATTTACAAAAATTACTTTCTTTATATCATCCTGCAAAGAATACAAAATATAAAGAGTTCGATGCTGCGGTTATTGCTATCGACGAACTAGATGATTTAGAGATTACTATTGATGCTTTAAACATGGCTCGTGAAATGGATATTGACATTGCTGAAGCAGTACTAAGAGTAGAGATTGGATCTAAGGTATCTAGCATGAGTTCTAAGGAGATTAGAAGAGACTTGATATTATTTGCACAAAGAAATGCAGATCTATTCATAGAGCTTGCTAATGACGATAACGTACAGCTTAGAAACGTGGCAATTAATGCTACTGAAAGCGGGTTATTAAAATTATCACAAGATCAAAGAACATTTACTTGGGCATCAAATGGTAGAAAAGTAATTACTGTTCCTTTCGATGAAAATCCGTATTCAGCTATGGCTGCTTACTTTAAAACAGATGAAGGTATAGAAATCTATAGATCTATAGAGAAAAAACTTTCATAACGTGTAATATTATAGTAGTTAGGCCGCATTAAAAGTGGCCTAGCCGCTATAATTAATAATAAACAAACAATGGCAATAAATGTAAATACTGTATATCAAACAGTTTTGTTGATATTAAATAAAGAACAAAGAGGCTATATGACTCCTGATGAATTTAATTCAGTAGGCGCCCAAGTTCAGCTTGAAGTATTTGAAAAATACTTTGAAGACTTAAATCAACAAATACGTGTGCCACAAACGGATTTTAATTATTCCGATAGAGTAGAAAATATAGATGAAAAAATAGCTATATTTAAAACATTTGGTAATGCTATATATGATAGTTTATCTACTCCTGGACAAACATATTTTAATTTACCAACTACAGATTCTTACGGCGCAACATCAACTTTTTATAGGTTAGGCACTGTAACTTACAACAATGAAGTTGAACTACAAAGACTTCAAAGAAATGATTTTTATTACTCCGAAAAATCAAAATTAACAAAAGCAACAACAACTTTTCCAACATATTTATATGAGAATCAAAAATTATTTGTTAGACCTACAAGTATTACAAATAACATACAAGTTGATTACATTAGAAAACCTTTAGATCCTATATGGGGCTTTACTGTAGGTACACTAGGCCAATATCAATATAATGCTACCCCGTTTAGCGCTACTGTAACAACCGGGTCAAGAGACTTTGAGTTGCATATATCTGAACAAACTGAATTAATATTACGAATACTAGTTTATGCTGGAATAGTAATAAGAGATCCTCAAATAATACAAGCCGCTGCACAGCAAGTGCAAATGGATGAAATGAATAAAAAAAGCTAATAAATTATGGCCAAACCTGATGGTGGTTTAATACAAGAAACCAATAGACAATATTACGAAGGCGCACAAAGTTTTGTTGCAGACGGAACAAACAATGTTTTTACGGCTAATTTTAATACTGATTTAGTTTTTGGAAGCTTTGATCCTGCAGAAGTTAATTATGGATTAAATAATTTTAAATTATATACTAGCGATACAGGTATTCCTGGAACTTATACAGAATATACACAAGCTTATACAGTTGTTAATAACGTTATAACAATTACAGCAATTCCTGCACAATTTACAGTTGTAGTAATTCAATTAAAAGTTTTAACTGGTGGACAATATGGAGCTGGAGATGCTTATGGAAATATTGTAGAAGAAAATTATGGAGGGTATCAATATGTAAGTATACCTGATTTAGTTACAAATTTTATGGTTGGTTACGTTGGGGCCGGTAAAATAATAGCAAATGTAAAACGTACGGATGTTATATTTCATGTTAAAAGAGCATTGCAAGAATTTAGTTATGACACATTAAGAAGTATAAAATCTCAAGAAGCAACCATCCCACCAAACTTGTCTATACCAATTCCTCAAGACTATGTTAATTACGTTAAAACATCTTGGGTTGATTCTTTAGGTGTTAAGCACATTATATATCCTACAACTTTAACTTCTAATCCAGAAAGCCTATTACCACAAGATTGGCAAGGTATACCTATTCAAGATGATTTTGATGAAGATTTAGATGCAACTTCATTAACAGAGCAAAGATGGGCAAAAGCAAATGATAACTTAATAGTAGGTAATATAGACAGTGATGCTTTAGCTAGTGGTATATATCCTTATGGTCAAGCTGGATTTGCTCAAGCATTTTTAGGTCAACGTTATGGGTTAGAACCTGAAACATCTCAAGTTAATGGTTGGTTTACTATAAACAGCAGAGAAGGTAAAATGTCTTTTTCTAGTGACTTGAGAGGTAAGCTTATTATTTTAGAATATATATCAGACGGACTAGCATATGACCAGGACATGAAAGTTCCTAAAATGGCGGAGGATGCGATATACTCATATATTAATCATGCCGTTTTATCCACCAAAGCAAATACCCCCGAATATTTAGTTAATAGATATAAAAGAGAAAAAAGTGCAAAGCTCAGAAATGCTAAAATTAGATTGTCTAATATTAAATTAGATGAAATAGTACAAGTAATGAGAAATAAATCTAAATGGATTAAATCGTAAATTAAATGGCTGAAGTTAAAAATGCTTTTATTAAATCCAAAATGAATCAAGATTTGGATGGTAGGTTATTACCATCTGGGGAATATAGAGAAGGAATTAATATACAAGTTAGTAAATCAGAAGGACCTGATGTAGGTGCTTTAGAAAACGTTAGGGGTAATCAGCTAATAGCAGATTTTAGGAGCTTAGCTAACAATCCTAATATAGATGTTATTGGAGAATATACCGACGTTAATGCTAACACCATCTATGTTTTTTTAACAGATTACACTGACCTAAATTTTCCAATTAGAAATACATACAGCCCAACTTCAAATAACTTTATTTTTTCTTATAATGTTTCTACTGGTGATGTTGTTCAATTAATAGGTACTACTTCAACAAATTTTAGTAATTGGTTAAATTTTTCAAAAACAAATCCTATTATTGGAATTAATGTATTAGAAAACTTATTGTTTTGGACTGATAATAGAAATCAACCTAGAAAGTTAAATATATCTCAAGCTGCGTTTTCTGCTACTGAAACAACTGTAGCTGGGATAAAAGTTCTTCAATCTAATTATTATACTTTAGAAGAACAAATTTCTGTAGCAAAATTATATCCTTATGAATGTATAAATTTATATAGATCTAATGGAGAAACCCCCCCCGTGTACTCTACTTCAATGCTAGATGTTGTTAGCCAATATCTTCCCAATGGAGGTTTAGGAAGTACTAATGGAAGTGGAACAGGAACTATAGTAAACATATTAGACAGCAGCATTCAAGGGCAAATAACACCAGGGGCTACAGTTTCTAGTACTAATATAGTTGGATCTATTACTGTTGTAAGTGTAGGTACTCCCTCGGGTAATCCAGCTGTTCGAGCGGTAACATTATCTTCAAGCTCTTCTTGGACAAATAATGAAACAATAACTTTTAATGCAAACCCTGACTACGATGCTGAATATCCTGGGGATCCAGATTATTTAAGATCTAAATTTGCTAGATTTAGTTATAGATATAAATTTACGGATGGAGAATATTCTCCTTTTGCACCATTTACACAAGCAGTTTTTATACCACAACAAGATGGTTATTTTTTATCAGGAGATGAAGAAGATACATTTAGAAGCACTGTAGTTAATTTTATGCAAAATAAAGTTAATAAAGTTATTTTAAACATTCCTTTGCCTTCTACCAATATTTCTACAGATTACAAAATACAAGAAATTGATATATTGTATAAAGAATCAGATGGTCTTGCTGTAACGGTACTAGATACTATATTAAATTCATCATTGCCTAACAATGCTAATTTTATAGATTATCAATATCAATCAAGAAAACCTTTTAGAACTTTACCGGAATCTCAACTTGTACGAGTTTATGACAAAGTGCCTGTTAGAGCTTTTGGTCAAGAAATTTCAGGTAATAGAGTTATATATAGTAACTTTCAAGATAAGCATACCCCCCCAAATCAATTAGATTATAACGTAGGCGCATTTGATAAATATCCTTTTGCTATTAATGCTAATGATACTTTAAGCAACACAAGTATTACGGAATATCCTATGCATACTTTAAAACAAAATAGAAATTATCAAGTAGGAGTTGTATTATCTGATAAATTTGGTAGGTCATCTACAGTAATATTATCCTCTGTTAATGATGGCGATATTTTAAATGCAGGAGGTAATGGTTCTTTTGGAGGAGCTACCTATTTTCATCCTTATAAAACCACTGCAGATATAAACACAGAGGCTGAGAAAATCAGTACATGGCCAGGGGACTCATTAAAAGTATTATTTAATTCTATAATACCTAAGGCAGAGCCAAGAAATGATTTACCAGGTTATCCTGGTTTGTATAATGGAAATACAGATCAGCCTCCCGCTAATGATGGAACAGGGGGTTATAACCCTTTAGGTTGGTATTCTTATAAAATAGTAGTTAAACAATTTGAACAGGAATATTACAATGTATACCTACCGGGAATATTAAATGGTTACCCAGGAGGTACTATTCCTGATGGTGATGTTACTGGATCAACGGCCTTTGTTACTTTAATAAATGATAATATAAATAAAGTTCCTAGAGATTTATCTGAAGTAGGTCCGGAACAAAAACAGTATAGAAGTTCAATTCAGCTTTATGGTAGAGTAACACCTGATGCAGATGCCACTATTCCTACTTTTAACAAACAGTTTTACCCAGGAACAAATTCTAATACTGTAAATACAATTGGTGAGCAAGACTTTGTATTAGGCACTACCGCTGACTATACTGATATTTACCAAACAATATCAAATCCTTATTTAGGCAGAATAACTCAAACACCTGGAAACGCAATAGGATCTTTACCCTCAACATCAGCTTATTCATTTTTCTTAGGAGTTTATGAAACACAACCGGTAGAATCAAGAATAAATATATTCTGGGAAACTTCTACTACTGGATTAATATCAGATTTAAATACTGCTGTAGAGGAAGGGGTTACAAGTTTAGTTGGACTTTATGAATTTGAATATAAAGGAAAAGAAAGCGATGCTCCCGGCTCATATGTAACTAATCCTTTTGCACCTGAAATAAGCAATACTGTTTTAAATCCACCGGTACCATTAGATAGCAATATAACTTTAGCTAGTATAACACAAGGAACAAGTACAATTATACCCCTTACTGGATCTAACGCTAAGTTTATTTTAGAAAAATTTCCAAAAAACACTACGTTACCAACAGGGTTTCCGTCTTTTACACAAACAAGTTTACCTTATGATTCTTATGCTTTAAAAACAGCTCCCGGACAATATTTTTTCTTTGGCGACCCAGATGCTATTGCTGCAGGACAGATGGATTATGAATTTGTTTTTAATGTTGAAAATTTTACTACTAAACCACAAGTAAATGGAACTTTAGAAAATGTATCTCCTGTTATAACAAATTGTCCTGCAGGAGGTTTAAAAATTCCGGAAACAGGGCCAGCGGATGGAGTGTTTTATACTGTGGCAGGAAATAATGGTATGCCTGCGGGTGCGCCAAACAGCTTAAGTAATTTAACATGGTCTTTAGACCCCTCTTCTGCTTCTAATTTTAGTATAGATCCAGCTACAGGGGGTATAACTACAAGCACAATAGTTTCTGGTCCAGTTAATTTAATAGCCGTATTAACTGATGCAGGTGGTTTACAAGCTACTTGTAATTTATCTCCTACGTTTGGTGAATTACCTATTAACCCTGGTTTTGGCGAAGGTGCAAATTCAAGGGTTCAAAGTACAGCTACTTCTACAGGATCATCGACTATTGTTTGGACACGAAGCGCAACAGGTTCTATTCCACAAGGAGTAGAGAGCTTTAACACCGCACCTATTTCCGGCTTAGAATTTACTGCAAATGAACTACCTGATAGTTCTAATAATTATATAGTAACTAAATCTGAAAATATTACTGTTGGCACAAATAGCGGAACTTTTTTAAATACTGTTCAAAATGCTTTAGGCGTAAGTGATCAAACAGAAGGTGGCTTAACAGCAGGTACTGGGTTTATTTCTGTTGAAGCAACATTAAATCAAACGCGAGCTAATGCTTTTTACTCGGAAAGTAACCCTAGG